ATTTAGTACCCTTTACACCTTTGTCTAAAAAAGTACCATACTCATCCATAAACCAATCAATTGAATATACTCCGTTTTGATTATCTTCATCATAACCAATGCTATTAAATAATCCTCTTGTTACATTATGTTTGCCTTTAGTAAGGTTTTTTCTTGATTCTTGTACTACAAAACTCCCTAATGACTGTAACTCTTTTTGTAAGTTCTTTAACATATAGTCATATCATTTGGTATTAGTACATTAAAAGATACTGTCCATCCAGCTAACTTGTTTTCAAATCTATCTACAAAAGGCTCTAACGTTGGGTCTCCATCTAATTGGTATTTGTCTACATATAAATCTCCTCTTAATAATAACTCTAGTAATCTATTAGCTACTGCTAGTTGTGTATTAAATACATCTTGCTCGTTATTGTTTCCTCTAAACTCTTGTGGTATTCCCTCTGCAAAGTTCTTACTCTCATCTACTATATCCATACATAATAACGATAAACTAAAGTTCCATACGTTACCTTGCATTGTTGCACTGTTTACCATAAAGTGTGATAGTGGGAATATAGTCTGTTTGTTTAAGTCTACTTCGAATAAATCTCCATAGGTAACAGTATTGACAAAGTCATCTAATTGTAGTTTTTGTCTTATCTTTTCGGATAGATTATAAAATCCTTGCATATTATTTTAATTTACGTTTTATCATTCTTGATTCTAATTCTGCTTTTTCTTTTTCAAATGCCAAGTACATTAAACACTGGTGTAATGGAAGCTTTGCAACTTGTTTAAATCTTGTAATGTCTCCTTGAGCAAGTGTATATAGTTCTGAATAGCTTCCCCATTTTCTTGAGAAATTTGACCTTTGGTCTGTCCCTTCATTAGTTGCTCCTCCAAATAGTTCGGTATATAGTTCAGCAATTCGTTGGTTAAATTGTAAAAAAAAACCATAGCACCTAACACAACACTTAATGGCATTTGTTTCATTACCTCGCTATACTTGTGGCTTCCTTCGTATTCTTCTATTAGATACTTATGTCCTTGCTTTTGTTTAAGTGGTCTGAATAATACAGCCATTGCTTTATGCATATTACCCCACTCGTTTATATAGCTTGTAACGTCTTTATTTTCTCCATAGGTAATATCATCTAGGTTTGGTATAAAACCATAAGCAACACCATTTAAATTGAACGTAGGTATAAACTTATGTTCTTGGTCAAATAATTTATTGATGTGATTGATTAAGTAATCTACATCTTTGTCTTTAATCTTACCTAGCTCTTTAGTATTTATGTTGAGGATGCATTTAAGTAAATCATCATTACTTGGATTCTCTATAAGTAAGAAATCTTGATAGTCTTTTAACTGAACTTCTTTTAGTGTACTAGGTATAGAAACTTCTAATTGCATAAAGTGTTTTTTATAAAACAAAAAAAGGATTACTTTGTATAAAGCAACCCTCTTTTCAACTAACTATCAACTAAAATTATCTTAATGTCTTATATAGATATAAGTACAGTTCTTGTATCTTATCTCCTAGTTTTTTGTCTTGTCTGTATGTTTCATTTCCTATTTGTATTCTTCCTTGTTTATGTATCTCTAATTTAACTTCTGGTCTTCTTGTTCTTGTTAATGGCTTTACTATTACCTTTATGTCATTCTTTAAACACCAGCTAATAGCAACTCTTACATTTCTTGTCATTTAAACAAGTTAATCATTATTGCTGGAATAAACATAGTAGCTAATAAACAAATTATTTGATATATTCTTGTATATAGTTTTCTATAGTATATTGTATCTGTGTATTCTTTTAGTGTGTATATTTTTGTTGTGTTGTTTTTTGTTACTATTACTTCGCCTTGTTTTACCTCTACCATATTTAAAATATTAAGTCATGTATAATAGATTCAAGCGATAATAATACTACACTTGCAATTAATAATACAAATGAAAATAATGATAATGTTAAGTATTGTTTTAGTTTTTTCATTATATAAATTTTTTGTATGTTTCTAATTCTATTGTAAACTTCTGGAAGTCTTTAGCTTCTTTTTCAGTTTTGAAGTAATAACTTTCGAGCGTTTTGTTGTCTATAACATCTAACCTGAAAGAATTTTTTTGTTTGTTTGTCATTAACCTTGTTTTCATTTGTTTTGTTTTGTTTTATTTATGCTGTATAAATCTATCTTAAATTTCTTACTAAAGGATAGTTACTAACACATTTTCATACTTTTTAAGAAACATTCTCAATGCAGATATTTTACTAAACTACATTTACTAATGCTTTCGATTTATTACAACATTTCAAATAACTAATTAATTATACAGCTAATATACAACGCATTTACTTATTAACAACAATGTTTATTAAATTTTAACAAAACTTTAACATTTCTTTAACATTTAGTAAATGTAATATTGACCCTTATTAGGATTCTCTAATTGTGAAGTGATAGCATACCTCATCGCATCTATACAATGGTTAAAAGCATCTATAGGTTTGTTAAGTGTTTCTCCTTCTTTGTTCTTTAACCAAATGTAGTTCTGTAGTTCTTTGATTAAGTTATGACTTCTATTAGTTATGTATATTTCATTTTGATTGATAAGGTTGATACCATACACTATTGAGTCTTTACCTTTCTTTACTGGTAATACTAAATGACCATAGCTTGATAACTCTGCAATACTTTTAGGTTCAGCTGAATCTGCATATATGATTTCTTTTGCTTGATGTGTTTTAAGTAAGTTGCTTATCTGACTATTTAGTAAACCTCTTTGGTAGATTACCTCATCAAATATGTAAGCGTTGTTGTATTTGTAAAGCGCTATTAAAGTTGAAGGGTCATTAGTATAACCAAAATCCATTCCATAACAAAGTAGTCTTGCTTCGTCTGGTAAGTCAATCGGTTTCCAGTCTTTTATACAAGCACCTTCTAAACTTCCTATCTCTCCAAGTCCATATACATTCCACCAGTTATTCCAATAGGTAGATGTCTTTGCTTTGTCTTTAGCTTTCTCTATGTCGTTTATAATTGTGTCTGGTAATGCTTCGTTGTCTAAATATGTAAGCTTAATAAAGTCAGCATCATCTTTACCTTGTAGTTCTGTATGCGCCCAGAATGATGAGGTTGGGTTGAAGTCAATCCATATCTCTCCAGATGTTCTTATTGCTAATTGGTTGTATGCTTCGTAAGGTATGTTGTTAGCTTCGTTTACATATAATGTGTGTCTTCTTGCTCCTCTTAATTTATCTGCTGATTCAACACTAAAGAATTCAATGTAACTTCCGTTTGCAAACTTATACTTCAGCATTGACTTATTATATTGCGCATCATTATAACGATTAGTCATCATCATAATCTTTAGGAAGTCTTTTAAAGCACCTCTACGCAAATGTGGTATAGATTCACTAACTACGCTTATTTCTACGTTAGGAGTTCTTATAGCCCTATCTATGAGGATAGGTAGTATGCCAAACGTTTTACCAGCAGATGTTCCACCTTGAACTATCTTTTTACGTTTCTTTAATTTAAGAAGTTTTTTAATTGCAGTTGTTACTACAAACATTAATCAATAATATTAAATAAAGGTTGCTCGGTGTTTAGTGTGATGTCTTTTGTTTCTCTTGGTTTACCAGCGTAGTAGTGATAGAACATTTGTATAAACTTAAACTCTCCAGATTCTATTCCTTTTTTTAGAGCTGCATAAGCTTGAGGTTCTAATGGTGTTAGTCTTTCAATTAACTTTACCTCCTCTGCTTTAGGCTTTCTACCTCCGTTTGAGTGTCCTCCGTTATTTCTTCTACCATCCATATTTGAATAATTTTGAGTTCAATTGTTTTTTATATAACAAATATCTTTTGTTTTTGTTATTTAGCCCAATTTAATTTACTTCGTTTAGTCATATTATCTTTTCTCCATAATGGTTGTATGTTAGTATGATGAAATAAATTATGTACATCTTTAATAGTCTTTGCTTCATTTAAAGGAATTATATGGTCAAATTGCCAGTTTCCTTTTTGACTTCCGTAGTTATCTAGTGTCATAGATTTATCAAATTTAGTTTTAATATATTCTATAAAGTATTCTTTATTAGGCACACATAAGGCTTTCATTATTCTATTATTTTTCCAATAGTTATAATTTCTCCAAGCATCATTTAGATGTCTTCTTAATATTACTATTTCTCTATATACTGGGTCATTATCATATCTTTGTTTTCTTACTTGATTTTGTCTTATTTTTCTTTGTGGGTTATTGTGGTAGTCTTCTCTTTTGCATTGTTTACAAAAAGTATAACCTTTTGAGTATTCCTCAATTAATTTTGTTTTTCTACATCTGCTGCAAGTTTTGTTTTCCATATTGTTATTCTTCATATTCTTTTAATCTATTAATAACTCTCTTAATTCTATATTCTGCTACTGGGAATTGTTCTTCTGGTATCTCTTGTATTGTTTCTAATATAGGTCTTAACTTTGGGTCTATTTTTATTTTTTTTAGGAACTTGAATCTTGTTTCTAATTTTCTATGTTCTTCTTGTAGTGTCTTTAGTTTTTGGTGTTTAGGTATGTATTCTTCTGTTGCTATTATTCTATTGTATATTTCCATATATTTAGGATTATACATTTCAAATGCTGGGAATATGTTGTTTATACAATGTAGTACTGTAGCGTGGTCAAGGTT